TGCAACAATGCCTGTCAGCATTGTGAGGAATGTTGAACGAAAAGACTTGAACATGAGTGCTCCGTCATCTAACTGTCTATGTATGTATTATATACCCAAACTGATTTATTGTCAATTGAGGAATTCAATGTCCTGTGGGTTAACCAGTGCATACTTCCCAGAGCGCTGGATCACTACCCTGTTGAATTCGACAATGTTGCGACGGGCCCACTCGGGAACATCCTCGCGACCATTTGCTACTGCCACAGCGTCCCAGACCTCGTGCTTGTCGTAGAGCTTGTCCTCACGGGTAGTGTAGGGCCGCCAACATGACCAATAGTGATGAGTCTCACTCTGAGGTACTTGAATCTGAATCACAGTGCCTGCTTTAACGAGAAACATGTCTACTCCTTGAACGTGTTATACAAACTGATCCGCGTGGTGTGTGTAACGAACCTGAAAATTCCAAGCATCCTTTTCGTGGATGCTACCATCTACAATGTTCCTGTATGTCACGCCGTAATCGTCAGTGTGGTCTTCGGTAGCGCCAGGATACTTGACGACCTCAACGATTTCAACATTAACGCCAGTGACGCTAACCCACACTTCGCCCACATTGAACGCGGGGCCCGCTGCCTTGTGAAACTTGATCTTGCCGTTCATTGTGTTTCTCCTGTTTTTCTAACTTGAATACAGTATATCACCAAACCGATTATTTGTCAAATCTCGGCTATTGCAAAAGCCTGCTCTAGAGTGACAAAAACATAGTTTGTTTCATAACACTGGACAAACCATACTGGATTACCGTCAACTTGACGCAGGATGTAGTTATACTCCTCATGTACATTGTTGACACAGTAATCACGGAAGTCGGAGAACATTGCCGCACCAACCTCATCTTCATCACGATCACGACCGTAGAAGGTGCATTGACCTGGAACCATCACCTCAAAATCATGCTTGGTGCCAATTTCAGCATCTAGGCTTGACAGGGGTCCCATATCAATCAGCCGCTGCAACTTGAACGGATCACTATAATGATCACGAAGAATTCTACCATTGTGATTCAAATACCCATCCCAGTGACAGTAGACAGATTGAACAGTGCCATCGGCAAATTCAAGGGCGATAGTAGAACGAGTTCCCATTGATGACTCCTTTGTTTAACTTGAATACAGTATATCACCAAACCGATTTATCGTCAACCTTCTTTTTTCGGGTACCGAATCTTTCCTTCCCTGACCAACCTCCATATACGATCTTCCATGGCACGATACACAGTCCGATAAAGACTATACAAAATGAAACCAAGGCCGAGCGCAGCGATGGAGATGCCTAGTATGATTGGAAAAAGAATAATCGTGTAGGTTATTGCCGATACCACTGCAACAACAACCGCAGAGACCAAAATGGATTGGGTACGGAGAGAAAGATCGTCAAACTTTGTGTTGAATTTCATTATTGGTCTCCTTACAATTTGCCTAGGCAGTTGTCAACGTGATCCTCGAATGTCTTCCAAGCAGTATCAAAATCAGAATCGTACCATTTGACAAAAAACATGATAAGATTCATGACGCTAGATGCCAGCATTAAGAACACGATAAAGTTGCGAAGGAACATGTTAGTAGTTACTCAGTTTTTGATGGATTGGGTACGGAGAGAAAGATTGTCGAACTTTGTGTTGAATTTCATCATTGGTTTCCTTCTACCTTGGCGATGGCGCGCACGGCGGACTGGTAAGCGGGTCCAATCAATTGGGGCAACGCCCGCTTCAACACAGCCAGCAGTTCCGCGTTTACCGCGTGCCGCCGGCGCAGTTCGTCATCGGCTTCGGACATAACTTCGCAGTAACGGTCGCTCAGTGAAGTGTCTGCTGCGATGTTGCGCAGCGCATCAGCCAGCCGCAGGGCTTCGTTTTCATTAGACATCATATATCTTCTCCTGTTAAGATTGTAACCGAGTTACTTAGAATTGGGGACGCGAATTTGAACGCATTGAGTTTGGCCCGCCCACTTTTCTATCGCTTTTTGAATTCGCTGACAAGATTCCAAATCTGCCATTTGAGGACTGTATACAACTTGATTGCCGTAATATCCACCCACACTAACCAAAACCCAAACAAGAATAGTGTTCATTATTTACTCCTTACTGTCAAATCCTCAATCACACAACCTGCTGGGATCGCACGTTTGTGGTTCTTGAATTGAATCAGTAGCATACCATTCTTGGCTTCACGTACCACCTTGCCACCGCGCCCCACATACTTTCTAACATATCGGTGCATCTTGCCTGACTTACTCATGAGGCTTACGATCCATACCAATTTTCCTTGCCAAAGTGCTTCTTGATAGGTCATTTGCTGCTCCGCTATCTAACTGTCTATGTGTGTATTATATGCCCAAACCGATTTATTGTCAACCGATTAGCGATCCCCGAGAATGTCTACTGTCTTTACAAACGAATCGCGCGGATCCTGCCGATGGCTCTTAACCTTCTTCCAGCACTTGGCTACTTCTTCCCAACAACCGTGGCTCAGGCCAAAACTCCAACGGTAAGGACCAAGTTGGCGAATACATTCAACCTCTAACACATCCATGCCTTCGCCAAGGCAGAGGCAATAATCGCCGATCTTCAGTCCAGGCAACGTCTCTACCTCAAAAGTCAACTCTCCGAACTCGGCCTCCAACTTGATGAATTCTGTCCTGAGAAACTCGTTGATTTCTCGTTTGTTTTGGAACACAAACGATGCTTGGAGACCGCCACGCACACGACCTACGAACTTGAACACTGGGTTTGTCATCGTTTGCTCCTTACTTCTCAATCCGAACACAGAAGGGCTTACGAAGGGCACGGGCACTGCCAAGAATACTTTCCTTGGCCGCAGCCTTTTGAATCACCTCAGCGGCCACCTCACATTTGTCTTGAGTGTTGAATTCCGGACCGAATGTAAAGTAGGGACCTTGCGCGAATGTAACCATAATCCAAACTACAGTGTTCATCGTTTGCTCCTTAACTGTCTATGTGTGTATTATATACCCAATACGATTTATTGTCAAGATTTTTGAGACATAACATACGTAGACAGGATCCACTTTGCACGGTTGAGCGCCTGGCGCACATCCTCACGGATCATAAAATCTGCCATTTGATTTTCTACTTGTTGGGCAAGCATTTCCTGACAGTCACTCATGAGACTAGCAGCCATCATAGCAGGCCCACTAAAACGGAAAGTGATGCTTTGTTCGACTGCCTCACGCATCTGATCGACTGTACAACCATACATACGGATTTCACGCTTTTGTTGTTCGGTCAGACTATCGTAAACTTGGGTCATTTGCTGCTCCGCTATCTAACTGTCTATGTGTGTATTATAGACCCAAACCGATTTATTGTCAAGCCGTGGAAAAGCCCCATTTTCAGGGGCTGTTGTTTTACTTCTTGCTAGGGCTTTGATTTACGAATGCGTACATCTTTTCGGCAGTCTCAAGAATCTTATCAAGTCCCGGAAACTCTGGCATATTAACCTTGTTAACGATTTGACCAGTTTTGTCATCACGTATTGTGTTTAGTTCCCAACCTTGCCACTTGACACGAAAGTCTTGAGCAACAATATCCTTAGCCATACCTAAGATATCTGTGCGGATTTCGTATCCGTTTCTGCTTTGGTTAATTTTGAACTCAGGTGCTTTGGGGAACATATTTTCGAACATATTTTCTGACATAAAAATCTCCTTTGTGTGTATGTGTGATATTACTTCTTTTCTTCTTCTTTGTCAACAGGTTTGTTGAACTTTTCTGGGTAGTTTAACCTTTCCCATTCTTCATCGCTTACTGGCCACCAATTCATCATATGAATCCTTAGTACCACTTATTTTGATTATTTTTTCTGTATTCATAGATTTCTTCTCCCCATGAAATAAGAAATTCATAAAATTTATTTAATAGTTCAATCATATTGAACCTCCAAAAAAACTATTTCTTTGAATATGATGATGAAACTCTCGTTCCAAACGCTCAATATCTGATGTATCTTGTGGATTTCGACTAGCGATATAGCCTTCTAGGGCCTGACCATAACTATGATCAGAGAATAGTCTATTCACGACTATCCATAATTGTGATATGTCTAACATTGTGTGTTTCCTTTGTGTGTGTTTGAGTTTGTAACTCAATATTATTTATGCCACATTGCTGCACTGCAACAAAAAAATGGGGACTAGCCCCATTTTTCGTGATACCTTCTTATTGCTAATTCTCTAGCAATAAAAAGTCTAAGTTTTACATAATCACTTAAATCATCATCTGTTAGTATTGGCTTAATAACTCTCGGCGTTCTATAACCACTTAGTATACCTTCGTCGTCTATGAAAAATCCAAAATTATTACCATTTACTATCAACGATAATCTAGTTGGATTACTTCTTAGGAGCTTCGGCTTTCTTATCAGCCTTTGCGGGTGCTGATGCACTTTTAGCAGGCTGTGCTGCATCCTTCTTTGCAGGAAGCTTAATTTCTTCCTTCTTTGCAGGTGCTGCTGGCGCCGCGGCGGGTGCTTGAGATGCGAATGCAGTAGCAACGCCCAAACTTGTAATTAATGCTAGTGCTAGTTTCATTTTATTTCCTTTAAGTTAAAATGCACAAACATTTTGTCTGTGTACATATATAACGTATGAGAGTATGTTTTCGTTTACACGATATTTTCTTTTGCTTACCCTATTTAATAGAGTTAAGATAACTAGTTAGATCGCCATATAGATTTAACATCATGGCTATTCTACTGTCATATGTTCTAAGAATCAGTTTTTTTCTTGTATTAGGTGATGTTATCAAATAGTATGGACAATTAATTTTTTTGCCTAGATTCAGTAACAATCCCAAATATTCATTGGGTTTGGGAACATCAAATTCAAAATCATAACTGGTTATGTTTGCCAATTTAAATGCAGTATGTCCGTGGTCAGATAATCTTAACCCATGTTGTCTTCCTGACATCCACCAACGCCCTATTACTGTCTCCAAGTCTAATTCACATTCGTGTAATGTTTTCGGCATTTCATTCAATACCGTCAACGTAATTACTTCTTTTTTAGACTTCTGCTTGGTCGTCTGGGTATACGATGCGTCCATTATTCATGAATACTACAGCGAATTTATTTGTTTTGAACTGAACGTTTAGTTTTCTGCAAAGATTTCTTGCATGACCAGGATTACTAAAACTAGTTTTTTTGTATTTAGGAACAGATTCGCTATCTAGATAATGTTGTGATTTTAGATTAATAGGTTGACCGTCGTAAAATACTGCCCATATACCACTTGCCTCTACGATCTGATCACATTTATATGTTTTCTTGTCAACTATTTCTAATAGTAATTTAGGTTGTAGTCTACTCATTTACCAATTTCCACCCTTCATAACAACATTTATACTAGGTTCTTCTTTTTTACTGTTGTTATTGAGAGTGTAATAGTCGGTCAACAGTTTGGCTAATTCATCGCGTAGTCCTCTTGCCTCTATCATGGGTATAACTAAATCCTTACTCTGCTTACTTTCAACAATAGATACCTTGTCTATAAATTTTTTAATGTAAATCATAGACTATTTATCTGATCATTTGCCTCTTGTTCTGTCTTGAAGGGACCCAGATACTTGTATCGTTGTATGAAAATATATTTTGGACAGAACACTACCTCGTTATGTGATCCCTGATTCATTACATAGTATCCAGCAGCATAATAACATTTGCTTTTGTTTGACTTGGTATACAAGTGTAATTTTCGTTTGATGTCAATGATAGAATTATAAACTTTACTTGTAGTTGGAAAATTAGATATAGGTATGTTTGGTTTAGACTTATTAACCTTAATTGTTTGGAACTCAATTTTAGTTGAGTGCTTCAAGTCTATTTCATTGGTATAGTGTGTATTAACACCATTTATCTTTAGATCAATTCCTGAGCCAGAATTAGTTACATTACCAACCTTTTTTTCTCCGTCAGTAACTACCCAGTACTGATCCTTAACTATTGGTTTTGCTATCAGTGTCTTCATAAGTTTCCCATTTATTCAAAATATAATCCCAATGCCTGGAGTCATAAAACTTGAAAGAAAAATTGTATCCGAACAATCCCAACTCAAAGTCTACACCGGCATGTGATTGTCTGTACGTAATCGAAAGATTTACCTCGACAATATCTGCTGTTTTGAGTAGTTCTACTTCTATGGCTTTATGTTTACCTACTTGCCAAGAATAACCTCTGTAACAATGAAACCTTTTAGACCATGGATTGCGCAAGGTGAATTTTAAATCAATCATTTTTTTGCTCCTTTGCTAGTTCGGCGACAAATAAGAAATGATCAAAGGCACTTTTTACAGCAGGAACAGTCAACAATTTTTCGGCCTCTTCCATCATTGCTTTCATTCCTGCATCTACGCAGTCATGAACACTTACTCCGCGAAGTCCGTATAGGTCATCGCCAAACTCTTTTTTCAAATCATTCCATGCACGAAGTTGACCAGGTGTCATTGGCTTTGTATAATTACTAGGTTTCATTACGCTAGCACGAAGTATGGCTGAACAGATTTTATCCTCAGCAACACGTCCTGCCGCAATCATAGCAGCATAGTTAGGATTTACATTGTACCTAGTAGATTGTCCACCTGGACAGGACATAACAAGATGGTTACCCTTAGGAAAACTATCTAAGAAATCACTATCATATTCATGCGTGGGATGATACCTACGGCCACGCTTTTCATAGTATATTTTTTTCATTAGAAGTCTCCTTTTTCATTCTTAGATACCAGTTATCTGCATCTTCTTCATAGTCGAAATGTGGGCTTAATTCTATGTTTTCATCAAAATCATCTACCCAAACATAGACTTGTCTCCACTCATCACGTAATAATTTCATCCCAGTGCATCCCAAAATAGTTCATTATCTTTTACAATGGCTACTGGTTTTAGATAACCATATTGCAATGCCTGCTGGATAATCATTTTATATTCTTTTGGGCAACTAGGTGAGAATTCAAATCCAGCCCTTGGCGACATGATGCTACCGTCCATTATATAAAATTTAGGATCATCTTTTTTGATAGTGCGAATGCAGGTTTTTTTGGTTGTAATGTTCATACCTTATCCTAATTATGAATATTGCCTTCATATGGGCGATTGAGCCACTTTGCATAAAACGCTACTTGCTCACCAATCTTGGTTAGTTCGTACTTAGAACAAAACTTCATGAAGTGTGTGCCCACTTGACTATTCAAGACAGTGCGAACATCACTGCGAATCATGTTGTCAACACGATCCTTAATATCTTGTGGTTGGCAAGATAGATCAATCAATGTACGGTTGCGTTCATAGTCATCACGAACACGGTGTTCAACGCCATCATGATCTACCCAACGCTGCAACATCATGTTATTCCAATTAAAGCCTTGTTTGTTACGATCACTGTATGCTTCAATGAGTCCAACCCTGTTTTTAGTACCTTTAGTACGAACGCCGGGGTAAGCACTAAACACATTGTCAGTACCGTCTCCTCGCATGCACTTTTCAAACAGAATGAATTGTGGATCACCAAGTTTCTTTTGTTGTTTAGTCTTCTTGTCTATTACAGGCTTGCCGTTATCCTTGAAGTAACCATCAAGCGTGATAAGTTCATTAGTGATACCGTTGTATTGGTGTACATTTTCATTAATCAATTGAATGAAATCAGTATCAGAACTAATAACGAAATGCTTGTCATTAGGATGAAGTGCAATAAACCGTGCAATCAGATCATCTGCCTCTGCATTAGGGTGACGTAACACAGAAACATTAGTTTTCTCCCGGAGGTAGTTGGTAAACATTTCATATGTTTCCCAAAACATCTTATTTTCTTCTACTTCCTTTTCAGTCATAGCAGACTCATCAAGTTTACGATGAGCCTTGTACGGCTTGTAGAATTCTTTACGCCAAGACCTACCCTCTAGTAGAAAGACAACGTGGTCAATCTTATGATTACGAACCACTTGATTTACCGATGCCAGAGTGATATGAAGTGACATGCCAATCTTCTCAGAGAGATCATTGGCGCGATTAGCCACGTGACGGGCACGAAAAAATGTATTAGCAGTATCGATGAGTGCGTAATTCATGTGTGGGATAGTATATAGTTGGATATGTAACGTTAAGTATACTACTATTTTTAGTTAGTGTCAACCTTTTAACTGACCTCAGTCCTACCATTTCCAATATCACGACTCTGGATAATACGCATGTCATTACGCTTTTCTGGGTCGGCCTGTTCTTGCTCATAGATTTCTAAAGCAATATTACGGCAGACAGTCTGGAACCAACGGTCAACGATCTGCGAATCTGTATCATCCTCACGGATTTTATATCCAGCACGAACCAAATTCAACACAAACTTGTCGTTCCAGTCAAGTTCAAACGAGCCATTATTAATATCCTTCGTGTCAATATCAACCTTGACAATATTAATATATGGTTCGTTATTACCGGTAGCAATTTCCTTTGGTGAAAGAGCCGGTTGCGATTTTACTTCTTTTGGCTTTTTTGGTTTGCGTGGCTTTTTGGCCTTAAGTTGTTCACCTTTTTCAACAACAGGTTCTGGAGCCGCATGCGGCTTATTTTTATCAAACCATTTCTTTATTTTGTCTAGCATTTTTTACCTCAAATAGTTTCATACTTGCAAGGTTCTTGGCCTTACTTTCGCACATGACATCGAATTTATCATTGAAAGTCAATGCCCATTCGTTACATGCACGATTCCAAAAGTAGTCGCTATGTGCGCGAATCTTTTGTTTATTTTTCCCACTGGTAATTAGTTCAGTGAGGGAAGGAAGTTTATCGTGTGGGTGCCCCACAAGATATTCTTCTCTGCTAACACTGTAATGCATAGTAGGCCTAATACCACGCCAACTGTCAATAACCTTTTTAACCCTGTCATCAGATGGATCAATATATTCCCCAGAATTGACCCAGTGGTGATGTATGTCCATAACGATTGGGACAAGGTCGCTAATTTGTAAAACGGCGTTAAGATCATGTGAAATTTCCTCATTTTCGATAGTAAGTGCATTGCGAGCCTCAGGACTTAGACGCTTGTATGCAGCACGAATGCCATCAGGGCCACGACGACCACTGATATGTACGTTGATCTTGATGTCCTGAAATTGTTTGCCATAGCCCATAAAACGTGCCATGTCAGCATGGTATTCAAATTCTTCAATACTCTTATTTACCACCTCATCACGGTCACTTGCAAGAACCACAAACTGGTCAGGGTGAAAAGACAATCGCACATCATTTTTACGTGCAGTTTCACCGATCGGTGCCATCCAACGTAACAGACTGTTTTGAACGTCAGTGCTGTGCCAAAAGTCTTTGTATTCGTCCATAGTGTAGAACGAGAACATGTCGCTAGTAATGCGTAGCATACGCAATTCGTTGGGCAAACTTGCTACTCTCTTAACAAGTGCATGTGTATTAAGAATGTTACGTTTGGCAACATCCATAATTTTTTCTTCGACCACACTACGCTTGTTACGCTTTGCCCATGCCTGCGTGGTTCCGCCGGTATTGAGACCTTCAGTACTGACGATTTCATTCTTTTTATTGATTTCTGCCCATTTGCAAGCAAAGCCAATGCGCTGAACTGACATGTCAAAAGTATGCATAGAAAACCCCAGTGTGATAAATAATAGATATAGTGTATCATAATTACGCAATAAAGTCAAGTATTTAAGGAAATGTATGAGAGCGACCGAATTGTTAGAAGACAGCGAACCAAAAATGCCCGGTGCAACTGGTGGAATACAGATAATGACTCCAGAGGAGTTTGTTGCCCAAAATGCCGAAGACACGGCGCCTGAAGGTGAGG